ACAGAAAGTTTCGTATTTTATTTGAAGATACAAAAGCTAGAGGATTTATTGGGTGGACAGTTATTTCTGATTGCAAAACAAAACAAGATGCACTTAATCGTTTTACAAAACATTTTTCAGCGAAGGAGGTGATTTCTGTCAGTGAAATCGTCGATTGATGACAGCGGGGATTGATCTCTGCGCCCAAGAGATTCGTGAGCCCCCTCTGGAATCGCCCAGAAGGGGCTTTTTATTTGCCTCAGGAGGGATTCATACCAGCGCCCGATTCCCTGGGCTTCTCGGGGCGATTTCTGAGCGATGTAGATTTCTGAGATGGCAAAGATTTCTGCAACAGATCATTTCACGTCTGCTGAAGTCAAAAGAAGACTCAGCGAAGCAAAACGTTATTTGCAAAGATACAAAACACAGAGACTTTTATTTCTCGCCCCTGATGATCATTTATCGCTCCCGTGCATTTCTTTACAAGACTATGATTGCTTGAATGAATACAACTTTGTAAATACAGTTGATTTATCTGAAGAGTTAATTCGACAATGCGTGAAAGATAATCGTGAAATGTTTGTTGATAAAAGTATGTTCAGGATTTATAACTTGCATGAATACGTTGATGAGTATTTAGATGCGTTGAGAAGACTGTTTTGTGTTACGTCGTTTTGTTTGCTAGACAGAAAAAAGCAGATGATGATGAAAGTTATTATTTGCTTGGGGAGCTTACATCACGCGCCGAGACTCTTTTATAAAGATGCAAAGAATAGATTTTACTATGATAAATTAGTTGCGTACAATGATTTATTTTGAAATTCGCATTGATTGATGCTTGACATGTAATGTGATACGTGTTATAATAGCTGTAACAACAAAGAGAGAAGTGCTTTGTTGTTTTGCTGTTTATTTATTTACAACAAAAGATTCATGACTAAACTTGAAATTGCACAAAAAGATCTCAAATTGCGCGTTCTTTATTTTTTGAACAAAGATTGCGTTTCAATGATTTGTGACGGCGAAAGCGTTGCAAGTTGCGCCGAATATTTATGCAAGCGTCTCGGCATTTGTTTCTTGACTGATGAAGAATACAAAATGATTGAGACATTTCACGCTTACATTAACAACTGATTTCTTTTTCGTACCCCTCACGTTTTTGATCAATGACTTATTTTATTAATAGACAAGCTGGTCGTTATCACGAAACGATTGATGAATTTGAAACAAGAGAAGAAGCTGAGAAGATGAAGAATGAGTATCAGTTTGGTGAACACGGTAGAGCTTATTTTTACGTTTCAAAAGTTGCACGTCCAAACTATTCTGTTTGACTTCTCATGAACAACATCATTTCTACATTTGCAAAGATTTGTGCTTGCACAGCAGTTGTGATTGGTGCCCCATTGATTGCTTCATCAGCAATAGATTTTGCAACTACTGAACTTAATAAAGAATTAGAGTATCGTGCATGTTTGCGCACGGCTGAATTAGATAACAGATCAGCAGGAGAAGACTTGTTTACGTGCAAGCGTTAATTGTAAAGTAATTGAATTTGTTACGACTCGCCCTTGCTGTTAATCGCAGCAGGGGTTTTTTGTTGTCTGCTAGTAGTTATGCGCAGTTTATTTATTTCCGCTGCGCGGGATTTTCATTGATGCGCCTACACAAAGATTTATTTCATGCGCCCATGCTGTTTCCTTCTTCCTGCTTTTTATTTGTGTGTGAGCGAACGGATGTGAGCGTGCAAATGCGACCCATTGCGGGGAGCATTTGATTATGGCTGTTTCTAATGCTATTCTTTAGTCGCCAGGATATTTTGTTCTATGTCTGATTTATTCGACGCTGAAGATTTTAATGAAAGCGATGAGTCTCTAAACACGAATCACGAAAGTGAGGATTTCGCGTTTAATGACGCAGATGCAATTTTGAATTCTCGCGTCTTAGTAAATAAAAGTTATATGAAAAATGGAGGAGGGGCAACTTCTGAAACAGATAAGGAGTTTGAATTGCTGAGGTTTTATTTGAATTGTGGTTCGGGAAGATCAGTAACATATATTGCAAATACATTTAATTTACAAGATAACAAAGTGCTAGCAATTAGCAAAAAGAATTACTGGGCAGAACGTGCAAGTGATTATGACATAGATATGTTGCAGCAAAAGTTACGTGTAGAGCAAGATTCACGAGCGATTGAACATAAAAAGCGTTTAGAAGCTTATAGATTACAGCAAGAATTTCTGGGGCGAAATTTATCTGCGAACGCAGCCAAATTAGCTGCATTATCTCAGCGTACATTAGACGAGTATTTAGAAAATGATCGCAGCATAGATATTCGTGATATTCCGTCGATACTTAACAGCGCCGCAAAAATTGCTGAGGTGGGCAAGAATTTGCAATCGGGCGCATTAGGTGTTGAACAGTTACTTGTTGCATTAGAAGAAGCTGATTTTGATGAATGAATTTATTTGTTCGCCGATGATTTGTTTTGCGCCTGTCCTGGATTAGCTGCTGAACCGTCTCCCATACCCTATAGGAGGAAATTGACACGCCCCTGAGATCCTTTGCGCCGCAAGGGGTCTCATTTTTTGAGTCTCAGGTTCTTGAAATGAGAAATTCAGTCCCTGACTAGGTTTCTTATTTCGAGACTCATTAGATTGTGGTAGAATTTTCCACTAGCCACAGCGTGGATTTTCATGAGCAGGAAGAACTTTCATTCATTACTTCGCGCTGGTTTATCAAGTTCAGAGTTGCTGATTTTATTCTATTTAACAGATATGTGCAATGAATGGGGATTTACGGCTCAGTGTGAAAAAACAATTGCAGCGTTTTTTGAAATCGACATTAGTAGTGTTTACAGGAGAATTCGTAAATTGAAATCATTGGATGTCGTTAAAAAAGTTGAATGCAATGGCAGAATTGGATTCATGATTAACCCAATTTATTGCTACCAGGGCAGTATTAAACTTAAAAGATTCAGAGTAAAATTATGGAAGGAGGAAGTAATTTATGCTAAGTCTCGCCATTCAAGATTTTATGGTCCGCCTATTCATTCAGAGCAGGAATTCAAAAACAGGGCAATTGCAAAAAACAAAACAGGTAGATTTTCATACATAAAAACCATTCACCCTGACTTTGATTCAATAAAAAGAGAAGACATTTCTGACCTGTGTTCATAATTTACATTCATCGCATTCATTCATAATTTGCATTCATTTATCGCATACATTTATCTTCATTCACGCATACATTTATTTATCGCATACATTTATTGCATAGATTATTTGCTAACTGTATTTATTTGCACGCATTATTTATTTGCTATTTGCTGCTATTTGCTATTTGCATTTATTTGTTAAGTGCAAAGATTAGTTATTTGTATTTATTTATTATTTGCGATTATTTATTAATAGTATTTATTTGCAAACTTCAAATATTTATTAATTACAGTTATTTATTAAATGCAATTATTTATTTACAATCGCTATTTGTTAATTAATGATTGCTGTTTATTTATAACAGATAGCATTTGTTAAATGTAATTATTACTTTGTGAATACTGTTTATTTGTAATTGCAGCTATTTGTTAAATATTATTATTTGTTGACGATTGCTAAATGTTAAATAACAAATGCTAGTTATTTGTAATATCCAGGTATTTGTAAAGTATAAAGTTAATCAGTAAATGCTATTTGTTTGTAATTAACAAGTATTTGCAAAGTAATAGTATTGTTTACCATTTGCTAAGTATTTGTATCTGCATTGAATCGTTACTTTATACTTTATGTTTAGTTAAATATAAAAGTGTAGCTATAAAGTATCCTTATCGTTCAAGGCTTGCAAAGTCACCGGATCTCCTGTAACTTGTGAACAAGTCAGGCAAGACCTGACACACAACCACAGATCACAGACCGATGACCAACACCCGCACCAAGACCGCCAGCGCCCCCGAGCCCAACAAGCGCAACGCCGCCCAGGATCCCGCCGCCTTGCTACTGGCCGCCCTCCAGGCCAGCGCCAAGGCCAACCCAACCCGCACCACATCGCGCAGCACCGCAGCACCCGAGAAACTGGCCCAGGAACTGACCCAGCGCGATCGCGCAGCACTGGAGCAGCTTGGCTGGGCTGGCAAGCTAAGCAGCCCCAAGCCAGCAGAACCCAAGCCAACCGCAAAGGTCAAAGCTGGCCCGATCATCAACCCCGCCACCTATGGCGACCTCTCACCCGAACGCCAAGCATCCTCCCAATTCTGGGCCGGGCTCTGTTCAGTGCTGGCCCGTAGCAACGGTCGAGTCTGGCTCCCGGAAGCCGCAGCAGTGGCAGCGCACCTAAACGTTGAGATCACCTCACCCGCTCAGCTTGCCGCCCGCCTCTCAGCACTCACCGGCCTGCCAGTCAGCCGCCCCACCACAGAAGCCGGATGGCTGATCTGTGGCATCTCTGAAGAGATGCCCGCAGCCGACGTGTGGGCTCAACTCTTTAACGCCCACGCGTCCGCCTATGGCGCAGCCATCGCAGCCCGGTAAACCCGGCAGCCCGTAGGGTCCGGCCATCGCCGGCCCTCACCCGGGGTAGCCTCTCGCACTAGGGGGGCTTACTTTACCGGAACCCCCAAATTTTTTTTCCCTATTCCAGCTCAATTTTTTTTTAAAAACGCATTCCAGCTCACTACTTGCAAAGTATTAACACTTGACAGATCGCGCATGACGCAGTAAACTTGCTTTGCTATCACGCATGTCATGTCAAAAACAGAACGCATCGAGCATCTTGAGCAACAAGTGCATGAATTGCAGCAAAAATTAGATGAACAGCTAGACGCAATCAATATGCTGCTGCTTGATATCAAAGATTTACAACAATTCAAGCGCTTTGTTGAGCTATCGAGCGCATTACGAAAGTCGCAATATGATGTTGTCAATGCAACACGTGAAATGACATGAAAAATACTTTAGATCGACAAGCTTTCATTGAACTATTACGTATTTATTTGCGCCCTCAAGACTTTAAGCGCTTTGCAATAGCTAGTAAATTGAATGAAAAATCACGTTTTTTGTTTCGCATGACTCAAAAATTGAATAAATTTGAATATGTTTTGATTACTTGCGAAAATCAACAATCTTTTGTTAATTTTATCCCTGATGATGTTGCCACTCGCCCCTTTTCTGAACTGAAAGATTCTGATCTGATCCCAGATGTTTTATTCTTTACTGACTAGCCCTCGAATAGACTCCTTTTAGCCGCCTATCAATCCTCGTGTCACGCAATGTCCCGACTGATAAAGCTCTCTACGCTCGCGTAAAAGCTGCTGCAAAACGTAAATTTAAAGTTTACCCTAGCGCCTACGCGAATGCTTGGTTAGTGCGTGAATACAAGAAGCGCGGTGGGCGTTATCGTGTAGAAAAGTGAGTCACTGCAATGCCTAGAAAAGCGAAGTCAGGGCTCACTCGTTGGTTTGACGAGGAGTGGGTAGATGTGAAGACGGGCAAGCCCTGCGGGCGCTCTGCCGGGGAGAAGCGCCGTAGCTATCCAGCTTGTCGTCCCTCCAAGAGAGTTTCTTCTGACACGCCGAAAACCTCCAAGGAATTGACACCTGCGGAGAAGCGTCGCTTCAAACGAGAAAAAACAAGCTCAAAGAAGATAAGCTATCAACACCGTCGCAAGAAGAAGAGCTGATGCCCGCAAAAGCACGCAGCAGTCGTTATGCAGATCGAGCTGCGCTGCAGTCGCTTGGGCTGTTTGAAGCGGGCTCCGAACTTAAGAAGCTGCGTGGGCGCACGAACTCAAGATTTGACGTAGCTGCAGCAGAGATCCGAATTCTTTCCGACCTACTCCCGCACCAGCGTGAATTCGTCTGTAACTGGGAGCAAAGATACTTGCTCTATGTGGGTGGCCTGGGATCTGGTAAATCATATAGCAGCGTTGCAAAAGCAATACTTTTGGCTTTTCGCAGTCAAGGCGAATATCACATTTATCTTGAGCCAACTTACGTGATGCTCAATGACATCGCCATACCGACCTGGACAAAGCTGCTCGATAAGTATGACATTCCATACACTATGCGTATATCTCCTCAGCCAAGCTTTACTTTGCATTTGCCAAAAGGCGAGACAACTATTCTTTTGCGCCCACTTATGAATGTTGAGCGTCTTGTGGGCATCAATGCAGCATCTCTTGTGATTGACGAAGCGGATACCGTTAAACAAGAGATTGCCGAAGCGGCTCTCGTCAAGCTACAGGGCCGTGTTCGCGTTGGCAAATGCCCACAGATTTGCTTTGCTTCAACGCCGGAGGGACGCAAATTTGTCTGGAACTTTTTTGAGAAAAATAAAACAGAGGACAAAGCTATTTATCGAGCCGACACAAGACAAAATCCATATCTTGACGAAAATTATGTCAAGGATCTACTTGCTAACTATCCACAGCACCTCGCCGATGCCTACATCCGAGGCATGTTCGTCAACCTTGAGACGGCGACTGTGTTCTCTGAGTTTGCTCGAGATGCACATGTGACAAGTGTTTTTCACGCTGAACAGAATGAGCCTGTACTTGTTGGGTGCGACTTTAACGTTGGCAAAAGCTCTAGTATTTATGGCGTCATGCGTGACTCTTCACAGGGACAGCAGTTGCATATATTTGAGGAGTTTCTATGCAGAGATACTTTTGCTTTGGCGGATCACATCAGGCGTCGTTTTCCAATACAGCTTGCCAAGGGCATGGTCGTCGTCTATCCAGATAGCTCAGGCTCTCACGCCAGCACTTCTTCAACGATGAGCGATCACGATATTCTCAGGGAAGCGGGATGTAAAGTAATTGCAGAGCGTCGAAATCCACCAATCTCTGAGACCGTATCACATGTTAACAACTTTCTGCATAGAAATCAAATACTATTCAATCCATCTACTTGTCATGACATTATTGATGTAATGGAAAATTGGGCGTACGATAATACATTAAAACCTTCCAAGGGATCAGCCAGAGACTTGTCGCACTTTGGTGATGCGATTCGATATTTAATTTGGCAGAGTTTCCCTCGGCCAGGTTTTTCTACAAATCGCGGGCAAAGATGGCG